CCGGGAGCTGATTTCATTGCCTCGCTCCTTCCCGAGAGCCTTTGCCATGGTGGTCAGAGAAACATTTTTGGTTTTCATCAAATCTCGAATAGCCTTGTTGATATACATGGTAATCACCTCTTGATGACACTATACACTGAATTTATTTTGTTGTCAATAGGAAGTTGAAAATATTTTGTTACTGAATATGTTTATGTACTGAATATCTTTTGTCACTGAATGAAGTTTGTGATGAATAAAGCCTTTTTATTTTTGTGGGAATTTTCAGCACTCACCCCGGCCCCGTGGCGGTGGCTATATCCCCCAGCCCCGGGTACCAGATCAACGGCCCCGGCAGCGCATGAAAGGCACAAAAAAAGAACCGCCCCGGCGAACCAGGGCGGCTATCTCATTTATTCAACTTCATAATTTCAATGATAATTTGAAAGGGCAGAAGCAAGATCAGAAGGAGGATATACACCAGTTACACCGCCTTATATACGGGGATTTTAGAAAACCCGGAAAATTCATACAATTTGACTTCTTCCGGCTTGACCCCTTCATAAGCTGCAATCTCTTCTTGCACTTTATAGGAAGTGCAATAGATAGAATACCCTTCTATATCTTCCGGGCCGTCCTGCTCCGGGTTAAATTCCCCTTCATTTACTATCCATTCCGAACCCGTATTGAAATATTCCACTTCAAAAGCGGCCAGGGCTTCCCGGCTCCATTCATTGACTGGATAAAAGACTTCTTGCCAGTCACCTTGACAACAACCCCGGATAATTGACCATTGCCAGGGCTGGCCGGTCACCAGGGAAAGAACCCTTGCAATAATCTCTTTATCGTCCCGGCTTGACCCGGTGCCGTACCGGGAAAAATAGCCCTTCAAGGCGTGAATATTGCCAGTGCTGAATTTACCCTTGACCGGCTGCAATAGGTCAATGGCGGCTTCCGTGGCGCATTTATAGCCGTATTCCCGGGGACTTTCCAGAGCTTCGGAATAGCTTTCCAGGGTATCTAATACCCGGTCATATTCCGCCGTGGTACGGCTGATATAATCCCGGTTGCCGGTTACAACGATATTTTCAGGAAACATACCGTCAAGGAAAATCGGGCTTTCTTGCCATTCCGGCGCAATCTGCCTTGCATAGATCATAATTAAACCCCTTTCACATAAAAGGCCGGATAACGGCCCGTTTCCGCATTGCAGTTATAGAAGGTGAACGCATTAACCACGGTATCAAATTCCCGGGAACGGGCTACAACCGTATTAAAGCCGTATTCCGCAATAGGGGAAAGAGCTTCCCGGCAGCAATCCGCAAAACAGCCCCACATATTGACCGGGGATAATTTCACGGCGCATAGTCTGACAACTTCCCCGGCATTATACCGCTTCCGGGCTTCCTTCCGGGTTATCCTGGTGAACCCGCCAACACTGATTTTATTCATATAGCACCCCTTTACACGAACAGGAAACGGCGGCTTGTGGTGCTTTTGGTGTACCTGGCCGCAACTTCCGGTAAATCCTTCTTCAAGGCCGTGGTATCAATACGGCAGCTTGTCACGGGCTTATAAGTGGCCTTCTGTTCCGCTCCGGCGATATGGTCAAGCCCGTTTTCATCCATATATCGCTTTAAGGTATCTTTCAGGCCGTCCAGCGTGGCGGCTATCTCTTCGGCCATTCTGGTATATTCCGCAATTTCACGCATAAGCCCGTTAAGGTTATCAGCCGCAATGGCGTTATAATCTGGCATAAATAAACCCCTTTCAGATCAGAACAGCCGGAAGAGATTAGAAGAACGGCCCACAACGGCCCCTAATTCCCCGGTATCTTTATCTTGCACAAGTCCGCCGTTAAGGCCGTAAATTCCCCGGCTATAACCGATTTTCTCATAGTGGCGGGGCAACTCTTCCGGGTCAACCGTGGTTAAATCCCGGGCCAACTTCAAGCGGGTATATTCCCGCAATTCCTTTTGCGTGTACTTTCTCATTTTCTGGCCCCCTTTACCAACTCTTGATAGATCAAGTGCGTTAAAAGCTGTTCGGCCTGGCTTTCCGTGTATCTAGCCCTTTCCCGCTCCGATTGCTGCAAGATTGCGCCTAGATCAGCAACGGCGGAACGGTTATAGAAATAGCAGGTATCAAGAATGGACGGTAACCCCTGGCACCAGTCAATAAATACGGCTTCATTGGTATAGCCTTTTGCGGCCTGGTATTCCGGGGAATACTGTTTTTCTACTATGTGAGTATCAAGGATGAAACGAGCCACATTTTCAAAAGTGCAAGGCCCGGAAAACTCATACCCGCAAGGGTTGAAATGGTCAAGGATATATTGCCGGACGGCGGCCCGGGCTTCCTTGTTTGTTGTTTTCAGTGACATATTAAACCGCCTTTCTTTCCCTATGCTTTACCAACCGAACCGCAAACCGGCCACAAGAATTTTCCCGGTATTCCTTCAAACGCTTTACCGCTTCGGCCCTGGTATATTCGCAATCTTCGACTTCCCACCCGTAACCGTAATTTGTTTCAATGTCCCACCGGTCAACGGTTTTTCTGACATACGCCATAATTAAATCCCCTTTCTAAAATGTCCGTTGCCAACTGAATTTATTTTGTGCCTTTAATATACACTGAATATTTTCAGTTGTCAATAGGAAAACACAAAAAATTTTCAGTGCTTTTGCCGCCTATATAATGTGTAAACAAAAGTACACTTTACCAGACAACCGGCAGCGGCTCCGGCCTGGTACCAGATCAGCCAGGGCGGGGACGGCTCCGGCCAGATCAGCCGCCAGGGGGCCAGGGTCAGGGGGTCACCCCGCCCCGGGGCGGGATATGAAGGGAGCCGCCGACCTTCCCGGGAGGGAGATCAGCGGCTCCGATAGTCGTGGAGGCAAGTTCAAAAGTCGTGAACCATAGTCGCAAAAGTCGTGAAAGTCGTGAACCATAGTCGCAGATCAATCTTCTGCTTCATAGTCGCTGGCAGTTGCCTCCAAATACTTCTGTTGCAGCTCTTCCGGGGAAGTCGTTTCCCCGAGCTGGTTGTTGGGGGTCAACACGACCTCCTGCTTGTCCTGATAACCAAAATGGTTTTTCATCAAAAAGATTGCGGCAACGGGGTTAATCTTGCCGTTTTGGGCGTAATCTTCCATCTGAGCGTTCAAAAATTGGTACGCTCTTTTTATAAGATTACGGCTATCCTCGGGCAAAGTCTTGCTATCAACCCCATTTGCCCATGCCCATATCGTCTTTCTACTCACTCCAAAGGCCAATGCCAGTCCTGCAACACTCGGCTTCATATCATCCTCAGCACAAATGCTCAGGTACATTCCGATACGCTCTTTGACCTGGGGAGGCTGTTTCATATCCACACTGGGCCAGTCCCACATTCTCAAAGAATGTTCAATATACCTCCGGTTGTCACCCGGCTCAGTATGGACACTCATGGCCTCTGTCCGATCAGGACGCTTATTCCCGCCAGTCCCTTTCGGTCGGCCTCTGCCCCTCTTAGGGGCCAGCTCTTCACTCATACTCGGCACTCCTTCACAAATTATTTTCAGTTGGCCTTTAGTGAGTTTAGTGAACCATTTTCGATTTTTGCTATAAATCTCTCTATATATATCTCTCTATGGAGGGTTTATACAGAAAAATATAAAAATAGCCGTCAAAAATGCCCTCAAAGCCTTACGCCACAATGGTTTCCGGTAGTGGGCGATTATTCACTAAAAACTCACTAAAAGTCGCAAGCCGCAAATATATTCAGTGAACCACTAAATATATTCAAC